TTTGAACGGCTCGTCAAGCTCTGCCGTCTGCTGGTCAAGCAGGCGGTGCATTTCACGGGTGCGGTAGTCGTGGGTGGAGTTCCACCGCTTTTTGACCTCGATGCCCAAAGCCTGGGCGTTGCGCATTTGCTGCAATGCCCCGGCGTTCTGAGCGCCTGTGAGCGCCGTGATGGCGTTGTTCATGGCCCAGTGGATCTCTGTGTCTGCCATGCCGTTTACGGCCTGCACGGCGATGTCGTGGACGCTCTTGCCCTGCACGATGCCTTGCATGACGTAGCGGTTGAACACCCGGGCGTCATAGGTGCGGTTGCTCTCGCTCTTGATGCGCTTGTTTGGCACCAGCTTGGGGTTTTCCTTCAGCAGCAGCTTGACTGCTTCGGTATTGTACAGGGTCAGCCCGAACGTCACGCCTGCGGCCTGTTCCAGCTCGTAGAAGGTCCAGTTTGCGCCAAAGGAAAAGATGTTGTATTGCTCGTCCCGGGCCAGCTTGTAGGCCGTCTCTTGGGCTTTGGTGCAGGTCTGGGTGATGCCGTCCAGCTTTGCCCGCATCAAATCGGACTGAAAGACCTGATTTTGCAGCCAGATGCGGTAATCCTCTTCGGTGATCTCGCCTGCATCCAGCTGCGCCCGCTTGCGCTCGTCCAACGCTCGGTACTTTCCAAGAAACTCGGTGAGCTGCTCGGTCATTTCCCGGCGGGCTGTGCCGTATACCCGCAAAATGCGGCGGCGCAGGCGGTTCAGCTGCCGGGTGGTGATGCGGTCAAGATCTGTTTTCTTCATGGCTGTTCAGATACTCCACAATAGCACGCTCCCGGGCGGACAGTTCCCATTTTGTGGCCGCAGCCCTTTCAGCCGCAGCCCTTTCAGCCGCAGCCCTTTCAGCCGCAGCACAATCAGACAGCAGCAGACCTGAACCAAAAATCGTTTTCCCCGTGGAGCGTTGTGAATCCAGCGCATAAATTGGAGCGCAGTCCTTTTTATGAATTTTGAAATCCACACCGTAATGGCTGTATCGTTGTAGCATTGCAGCCGTTACAATATTATCCGGGTATGTATACTTTGGCAGCTGTACTGTTTTGGTGCGTCTAAGGCGTTCTACCTCATCGTTTACCAGCTTCGTAAGGCGAGGTTCTGTTTGCGCTATGATGTCCCCGCCGTAGCTGGTCACAAAACTTGTTCTGACGATTGCACCGTTTTCGTACTCGATACTACAGTCGCAAATGATATGGTTCATCCGCATATTATTTGCTCTTCCAGAAAACGCTGTCAAAGATGGAGCGAATAGGAAGAACGGAATGCCACGATCGAGATAGAACCCGCAGATTCGGGACAGGATTGAAAACGGTGGGTTGTCCAGAACAACGGCACCCTCCGGGTAGTCGAAATTCTCATAATCGCCGCCGGGATAAAATGGACGCACAATTTTGGCCGGGTCGATGCCGTACTCCTTGCAGGCCCAGTCCCGGATAACAGCGTATACGCTAGGCGGTGTATAGCAGTCGTCAGTAGTCTTTTTCGGCTTGAACTTCTCCACGAACTCTTCATAGGTTTCATTCGCTGCCATTGTTTTCCTCCTCCTCGTCCACGGTCTCCCGCTCTGCACTCTCAGCCATCAGCGCCGCCCGAGCCTTTTCCTTTTGCTCCGGGGTCAGGTTTGGCAGTAGGTCAATGGCCATGTCCTGCCCAATGATCGCCGCCTCGGAGATTACTGTGCTGACCTGCTCTGCGGTGTTTACGATCCGGCTCCGGTTGAATGTCGGCGTTGCGCTGCCAAAGCCAGCCAGCGCACAGATCTGACGAACAAAAGGTTTGATCTGAGCCTCGAAGTCGTCTGCGTTCTGGTTCATGGGTTCATAGGCTGCATCCAGATGATCGTTGGTGCTGTTTGCGCTGACACAATGCACGTCCAGACCGCCGAAATCCTCATAGACCCGGGTGTGCAGCAGCTCTAGCAGGGTCTGCCGGGCAGTCACCGGCACTTCGCTGGTGTATGGGGTGATCTTGCCGCCCTCGCTGGTGTCCGCACCGGCGATGTGGTAGAGGTTCAGCTTCGCAAGGAACTCCTGCAGTTCATCATCGGTCATTCCGTTGAAGTTTTCGCACAGCCAGTAAATCTGTGCGCAATCCTGCAAGTCGCTGCAGAAGCCGGACGTCACCAGATCGGTGTTGTCGATGTAGGCTTTCAGGCCTACGAGGGTGCTTTGATGCAGGTCGGATCCCCACAGCGGTACCACAGGCAGAGTGCTGTAGTTTTCCCCCTCCACGCTTTCCAGCCCGCCGCCGGGGGTGGAGACGGTCACGCTCTTGTATGCCTGCTTCGGGGCCGTCTCCTGCATAGTGCTGCCGATCCTGCTTTCCGTGTACTCGGTGTAACCGTCCTCTTCGTACAGGACATAGTGCATATCCGTGTCAGGATTCAGCCGCCAGAACCGCACCCCGGCCCGCATGGAGCCGGAGGTCTCATCGTACAGGGGCGCAAACTCGGTCAGCTTGAACACCACCAGATGGTCGTTGTTCCAGAAGCCAAAGCTCTCACCGTGGATTAGGGCAAAGTATCCGGCTTTCTGGATCTGCTCGTCAAATTCAGCCCCCAGTTTTTCTTTGTCCACGTCCTTATCCGCAAAGGTAACACCGTTGCCCAGAGAGTAGGTGGCACGCTGCTTGTTGAGCCGCCGGAACAGATTGCTCTTGACCATATCGGGCCGGGGAACATCCTGCCGTGTGTTCTTGGAAAGGCGTTTCAGCATAAAGGCGTAGGCTTGCGAAAAGCGCTCCGCGCCCGGGTTTTTCTGGGCGTCGTACAGGTCGGCGTCCAGCGCCATCCTGTAAGGGCCGGAAGCACAGTGCTGCTGCACGAACCGCCGGACAAAATCAGCCTGTTCCCCGGCGGCTTGCGCCTGCTGAAAGGTCTGGAATGTGTATACAGTGCTCAAAATCAATCCCTCAGTTTCACAAGGCGCTTCGTGCGCACAAAATATCGGATGGCGTCCATGCAGTGGTCGTTGACCTTCAGCACGGCGTCATCTTTATCTGGGTCCCAAGCATATACGCCGAACTCTTCCAGCGTGTGCTTGCAGTCTTTGCAGATCTTCAGCCGCCCGGTCTGCAGCATGGTCTGTACGTCCAGAATACCGCTCAGAACGTCGTTGTTTGCCGGGTTCTGGGTAAAGCCATTCTTGCGCAGTTCCGTAATCAGGGGCAGGGCAGAGGGGTCCACGATGACCCGCTCCGGCTTCAGGCCGTCCAGCCACGCTTTGAGATCTGTGACGTACTCGCCCACGGTCTTTTGCCGCTTCTGCTCTCGCCCGCTGTAGTAATACTCCCTGGTGACGATCCAGCAGTCTGCATCGGCCTGTTTTTGGAGCAGCAGGAACACCGTTGCGTTCTGGGTGCCGAAGTCGCACGCCACATAGGCGCTCTTCGGGGACAGCTCGGGCAGCACGTCAATGACGTGTTTTTTGGGGTCGAACATGTCATATACAAGTCCCTCTGCCACCGTCCACAGGCCCAGAATGTAGCGCTGGTAGAAAACGCCGCTGTACTGGCTGCGGTATCTGGCCTTGATTTCCTCGGAGAGCGACAAGTTGTCGTCCATCGTAAAGTGGAGGTACATCATCTTGCGGGAACGGCATTTCCGCACCCACTCAAGATAAAACCAATGCTGTGGGCTGCCCGGGTTGCAGTTGAACCAGAATTTTGACCCGGTGACGGAGCAGCGGGCAGTGGCCTGATTGACAAAGCTCTGCGGCATCAGCGCCACCTCGTCAAAGAATGCCCCAGCCAGCGTGATGCCCTGGATCAGGTCTTGGCTGCTCTCGTCTTTGCCGCCGAAAAAGTAAAACTCGTTGGATTTGCCGCCTTTGCTGACGGTCATGAAATTTTCTGCCCGATGCTCTTTGACATTGTAGCCACGGGCTGCAAGCTGCTGCTTGAGCGTGCCAAGCACGTTTCGCCGGAAGCTGGCAATGGTCTTGCCGCACATGGCAAACTGCTGGCCGCTGTAGCAGGTCATGGCCCACTGGACAAAAGAAAAGCTCATGGCAAAGGTCTTGCCCGAGCGGATAGCGCCATCGGCAATGATGCCGTTGTAGCCGCTGTATGCGCTCTGCGGTGTCCACCAGCTAAGAACCTGTTTCTGCCGCTGGCTGAGGGCTTTCCAGCGAAAGCCGTTACTTTTCCGCATTGTCGTCCTCTTCCTTTGGCAGAAGATCCACATCGTCAGGCGGGCTGAGGTCTGCGGCGGCATTCAGGGCCTCCACAAGGCCATCGTCCGGGACTTCTATGCTATTCTGGTCTCCCAGCATGGCAAACTTGTCCACGATGGTGCCAAACGCCGTTGACAGCTGCGGCAGTGTTGCTTCCGCGATCTTGTCCGGGTCGGCCATCGCTTTCAGGTACAGCCCGAGAAGCTCTTGTGCTTCTCCTTGCTTGCTCTCCATGTAAGAAAGCATGTCCTTCGAGTTTTCCCGTTTTTTTTGTGCACACAAGCGCGCACTCTCCGGGTCTTCCTTTACGACTTTCTTAACGGTCGCGTCCGAAACGTCATTCAGCTTTGCGGCTGCACGGTAGCTTTGGAGCTGCACATAGTCCGCAACGATCTTCTTTTTTTGCTTATCTGTCAGCCGCCGTGCGCCCACCGCCACCACCTCTCTAAACTCATACAAAAGAAAAACCGCCCGGAAACCCGAACGGTCAAAATATCGAATGTGCCGCTTGCAGGAATCGAACCCGCTACCCCCGGATTAAAAGTCCGGTGCTCTGCCAGACTGAGCTAAAGCGGCATAAGAAAAACCAGCTTTGCTGCATGGAGCTCATCATGCAAAAAGCTGGTTTTTAATCGTATTGTATCAGCAGCGGTTAATCCGCACGGATAGCAGGCCGTGCTCCTTGGATACAGCCACGGCCTCCGATCTCTGCCCGAGGCTCGCGTTTTGTGTGGTCTGCACGGAAACCGAAACACCGCGCATAGCGCACAAAGTGGCTTTCTTTGTTGCTGATCGGTAAGGCCGAGAGGATAAGGCCAGCGCCGAGACGCGTCAAAAATTTTGCCATGTCGCAAATCAGTTCTTTCAAGCGCTCAAACATTTGTATGCCTCCTCTCCAAAAGTGTCCACTGCGGACACTCTAAAATCACGCTAGCCGCCAGCTGGATTTGAACCAGCACCCACGGAACGGATGTGCGCAGTGGCTGGCTGTGCAGTGATGTTCCCGTGGTGTCACCAACGTTGTCCCGCCTTAAATGGGCGGCGCTCTTCCAGTTGAGCTATGACGGCATATAAGCAGCGCCCCGCATTCAGTTACGTTGGACAAGCGTCAAACGGTGGAGCGCCGCTGCATCTGGAACTTTCGCCGCCAGATGCCCGGCTATCTGCGCAGCCCCCTCACAGGGTACGCAGCTGGCATTCCCGGCAGGGACCGAGCCTGCAGCCTCTGGTTTTGGAGACCAGCGCTCTACCAATTTTGAGCTACGGGAATATAAAAAGCCGCC